CCAGCGTCTCGGGCCTCAACGCACGCACGCAACGCATCACAGGCTCCTCGGTGCCCGTGATCCGGGTGCGCGCGGGGATGGCGCCATGAGCGTGATCCCCTTCGCCGAATGGCGCCCTGACATGCCGAGCCTCAGCCAATGGGCGCGCGAGGCATTGAACGTCGTGCCGGCCGAAGAGAGCTATCGCCCACTGAACGGCCTCTCCGGTGTGTCCAATGCGCTCGCCGCGCGCTGCCAAGGCGCGGCCTGGTTCCGCGGCACTGCCGGCGCGACCAAAATGTTCGCGGGCGACGCGACCAGGCTCTACCTGCTGTCGGGCACGACCTGGAGCGACGTCACGCAGCTGGCCGCGGCGAAGGCCATCACCGCGATCACCAAGGCCAATCCCGGCAAGGTGACCGTGACGTCGCATGGATACGGCAACGGCGACAAGGTGTTCATCTCGGGGGCCGCCGGCATGACGCAGGTCAACGGCCTCCTCTTCGCGGTGACCGTGGTCGACCCCAACAACTTCACGATCGGCGTCGATACCACGGGCTATTCGACCTACACCTCCGGCGGCACGGCCCAGAAGGAGCTGTTCTACTCGCCGGGCGGCGACGACACCTGGCGCTTCACCCAGTTCGGCCCGCTCGCCATTGCGGTGAACGGCGTCGATGCCCCGCAGGCCTTCGACCTGTCGGTCGGCACGCGCTGGACGGTGCTGGGCGGCACGCCGCCGATCGCGGCCTTCGTCACGACGGTCCGCGACTTCGTCCTGATGGGCAAGATCGGCACCACGCCGCAGCGCGTGCAGTGGTCGGGCATCAACAACGCCAACCTGTGGGGCTCGGTGCCGGCCAACCAGGCCGACATCCAGGACCTGCCCGACGGCGGCAACGTCACCGGCCTGGTCGGCGGCGAATATGCGCTGATCTTCCAGGAGACCAGCGTGCGGCGCATGACCTACGAGGGCCCGCCGATCATCTTCCGCATCGACAAGATCGCCAACGACATCGGCTGCAGCGTGCCCGGCAGCCTCGCCAGCCTGATCGACATGGCGTTCTTTTGCCACAAGTCGGGCTTCTACATGGTGCAGGGCGGCCAGACGATCACGCCGATCGGCCGCGGCAAGATCGATCGCACCTTCTGGGCGGAGTTCGACGAGACCAACCAGTTCCGCGCCTCGTCGGCGATCGACCCGGTGCGCGGCCTCTACATCTTCGCCTATCCGGCGAACGGCAACGGCGGAGTGCCTAACCGCCTGCTGATCTACAACTGGCGCACCGGGAAGTGGGCTCATGCCCAGGTGACCTGCGAGCTGGTGTTCGGCGGCGTCAGCCAGCAGAGCTACACGCTCGAGCAGCTCGACCCCTTCGGCGCGCTCGACGCCTTGCCCTATTCGCTCGATTCGTCGTTCTGGACCGGCACGGTCTCGCTGCTGCTGTTCGCCTTCGACACGACGCACAAGAGCGGCTCGTTCTCCGGCCCGTCGCTCGCCGCAACGGTCGAAACCGCGGAATTCGCTCCAGGCAACGGCACGCGATCCGTCGTGCGTGCCTGCCGGCCGCTGATCGACGGCGGCAATCCGCAGATCCAGATCGGCGCGCGCGAGACCCAGCAGGGCATCGTGGCCTACGGGCCCAGCGTCGGGCTGACGCCGGCCGGCCTGGCGCCGGTCTACCAGAGCGGCCGCTACTTCCGCGTCCGCGCGACCATGAACGCCGGAGACCTGTGGTCGAACATGCAGGGCATCGACGACCTCGACGCACGACCGGCAGGTGCGCAATGAGCCTGCCGGCGCTTCCCGTCACGGCCGACACCCGCTCCATCACCGAGCGCGTCAACGTGCTGATCCGAGACTACAACACGATGCTGCGCGTGCCGGCGGGCTGCGTCATGCCGTTTGCAGGCACCACGCCGCCCGATGGCTGGCTGCTCTGCTACGGCCAGGCCGTCTCGCGGACCGGCTATTCGGATCTTTTCGCGGCGATCGGCACGAGCTACGGCACCGGCGACGGCTCGACCACCTTCAACCTGCCGGATCTGCGCGGGCGCGTGGCCGCCGGCAAGGACGACATGGGCGGCAGCGCGGCCGGTCGCCTGACGTCGCCCATGTCCGGCGCAACGCTCGGCGCTTCGGGCGGGGAGCAGAGCCACACGCTGTCGACGGCGGAGATTCCCGCTCACAACCATGGCGTCAACGATCCGGGACACGGCCACAGTGCGCCGGGCGGGCGCATCGTGATCGGCGACGCCAGCATTCTCAACCAGTCTTGGTACAGCTACGCCGACGGCGGCAACATTGCGCCAGGCACCAGCGCCAACGGCTCCAACATTTCGATCCAGAACGCGGGCGGCGGCGGCACGCACAACAACACGCAGCCGACGATCGTCCTCAACCACATCATCAGCACATGACCGCCACCGGCATTCCTCTGCGCCATCTTCACCTGGTCTGGTCAGACCTGTGGCCTCTGCTCGAGCCTGCGGTGAAACGCTCGCCCGACTACAGCGCGGGTGACCGCGCTGGACCCGACGCCTGCCCTGAGCCTGCCGAATGGGTGTTGGCGCGCCTGATCGCGTGCGATGCGCAGCTCTGGGCGGTTTATGACGGCCCCGCGCCGGTGGCTGCGATCGTGACGCAGATCCAGATCGGCGGCGAGAAGCGCTGCCTGATCTGGCTGGTCGGCGGTTCTCGCCTTCGCGAATGGGCCGCCGATTTCATCGCCAAGCTCGAGGATTGGGCGCGTTCGCTGGGATGCGTGACGCTGCGCGGCGTCGGCCGGCCGGGCTGGGCGCGGATCGTGAAGAAGTTCGGCGGGGTGAGCGTCGACGCCGTCGATGGCCTTCCCGCCTGGGAACGGAGGATTGCATGAGCGGCGGATCGACACCCTCACAGACGCAGCAGACGCAGGCGCAGACACAGACTCAGCAGACGAATTCCAGTACGGCGCCGCCGTCCCACATCCAGCCCTATCTGCAGCAAGGCATTCAGGCGCTGGTGGGCGACTTCAACGCCAATCCAACGGCGCCGAGCTACTATCCCGGCGCGACCGTCGCGCCGCAGTCGCAGGCCACGCAGTCGGCGATCCAGGCGTTGTTCCAGCGCGGCGCCGGCGGCTCGCCCGTCGACAGCGCGGCCAACAGCGCCGTCATGGCGGCGCTCGATCCCAGCCGTCTCGATCTCAGCAACAATCCTTATTTCGGCAAAGCGGTTTCGGCTTACGTCGACCCGTTGAATCAGCAATTCGCCAACCAGGTGCTGCCGGCGATCGCCGGCCAGTTCGAAGGCGCCGGCCGCTTCGGCCCGAACAATGGCACTGTGAGCGCGACCAATCAGGCCCTGGCACAACTCACGCAGGCTGAGGCCAACGCCACAGCGGGCATGGCCAACACTGCCTATCAGCAGGCGCAGCAGAATCAGCTCTCCGCAGCTGGTCTGGCGCCGACGCTCGCGAACCAGGACTTCGCCAACATCGCGGCGATGTTCCAGGCCGGCCAGGCGATCGACGCCAACACGCAGGCCAACATCGATTCGAACGTCGCCCGCTACAACTACGAAACGACGGCCCAGCCTAACTACATCAGCAACTACCTGCAGCGCCTGCTCGCCAGCTATCCCGGCGGCGAAAGCAGCGGCAACAGCAGCGGCAGCAGCAACGCCAGCTCCTATGGCACGTCGACGCCGGCGACCAACCCGACGGCGAACATGCTTAGCGCACTCTTTGGCAGCAAGGGACTCTTCGGATGACCGCCTTCAACTTCCTTTCGGGCCCGATCGACCCCAATTCGCTGCCGGCACTGTTGCGCCAGAAAATGGCGCCGGGTCTCATTCCCGGTCCCATCCAGCCGATGCCGCTCGCGTCGGGCTTCCGTGCACCGGCGCTGCCGCCCAGCATGGGCTTCACGGCGATGCCGCAACTGCCGCCGGTGCCGGGCTTCAAGGTGCAGGACGGTGCCGGGATTCTCGACAAGCTTCTCAGCGGCTTCCACCTCCCGACGTCCGGCATCGATCCCAACAGCGGAGTGATCGTCAACTTGACGGACGGATTGTCCGGATGGGGCGCGCCCGCCGGCGGCGGCGCGATCGACCCCTTGACAGGCCTCCTGCAGGACCTCGGCTTCGGCGGCGGCGTGGAGACAGGCGGCGTGGCCGGTGCGGCCGCAGCAGGCGCCGACTCTGCGGCAGGAAGTGCTGCGGCCGCCGGCGCCGGTGCTGCAGGCGCCGGAGCGGCCGGGTTCTCGATCGCCGACCTACTGCCGTTCCTGTTGGCGGCGTGAGGAGCGAGCGATGCCTGATCTCATCAATCCCGAACCAGCGAGGCAGCCATGAGCGGCAATCTGTTCGATCACTACGGAGTGCCAGGTGAGGCCGGAGCGACTCGGCAACGCAACTGGTCAGACGTGCCGGGCGAGGCCTGGCGGAATGCGCCGCGCAGCGGCGCCGGCCTGCTGAAGAATCTCGCTTATCCGTTGGCGCGTGTTGCGGGCAGCATGCCTAGCGGTGTGGTTTCCCGCGTCGGCGAACCGCTCGTTTCGAACACGCTCGGTATGGTGACTCGCAAGGGTGCCGACACCGTCCGCGCCACCGGCCGGGCAGATGTTGAAGCCAACGACATGCTGCCGGCCGACAGGGGCGGCCTCGCGCCCATAGAAGATGTTCAGGGCATGGCGGCTTCGGCGCTCGACAAGGCGCGGCAAGAGGCATTGGCCGCCTATTCAAGCGACGCGGCCAGCGTGGCGGCCGACAAGCGTCCGTTCGATTTTCAATCCATCGAGGCGGCCTTGCCCGACCCGGCGACGGCCCGGACGTTCGATGGAATACACCTGACCGACATTCCCCGCCTTCGCACCAGACTCGATGAGATCATCGGCAAGGTGAAGGCGTCGGATCCGGCGGCGCAGACGCCGCAGCGCATGGACGAGCTCAAGCGTGCCGTCGCCGCCCTTCGCGAGTGGAATCTGCCCCGCTCGTCCGAGCGTGCCGCGGTGGATCGCGTTCACGCCGCGATCGAGGCCGAGATTGCGGATAAGGCACCGAACTATGCCAAGGCGACGGCGGACCATTGGAAGGCCGCCGATCAGCTGGACGGCGTTAACGATTTGCTTCGTGTCCAGAACGACGATGCGGCGATCCGCAAGTTGCAGACCATGAGCCGGACCAACGTCGCCACGAGTGACGGTCGGCCCGCCACCCTGATGGACATTCTGGCCCGCCACGAGCCCGCGCTTCCCCACGCCCTGGCGGGCCAGGCAATGAAAGGCTCCGAGTCGAGCGGCGTTCCGGCGCGCCTGCTGGGCTTCGCCCATCCTGCGCTG